TAGATAAATCTTTAACTCTAAAGCGTTATCTTCAAATGACGAAATGTAATAAGTCAATAAGTCTTTTTGTTCTTTTAATAAAGTGTCGTTATACTTGCTGTTAAACTTCTCAATGAATGTTTTAACAACTACGCCATCGATTTCGCCGGTTTCGGTGATTGTTACTGCCGGTGCTGACATGGCTCGGGTAATTTCGTTTTCAAGAATCACTTGCTCCTTTGGTCCAGTTTTATCAGAAAAGATTTGTGCAATCGTGGCTAACGCACGGTAGTTCGGAACGAAATTATTAAAGACTGTCGAGTCTAATTCTGTATTAATCTGCTTAATTAAGGCGCTCTGCTCTTTAAATAATCCTGTGGGATCTATTAGGCGCTTCGCTGATTTTGCTTCCTTGAGGATCCTTTCGGATAGATTGAAACTGTTTCCCTGATTCTCATAAAGAGAGCGGTGACATTCAAGATCTCTCCGGAGAAAGGACCCATCTACAAAATGCTTTCGAATAATCTCTATCGCCTTGTTACGACGTTGGACATCTTTTTTAAGAACGGCGACGGTTGCTTCGCGGATTAAGGCTTCATAAACAAATGCGCTGTTTCTCTTCTTATTGTGTCTAGTCTTCATCTCTGGTCTCCGGGTTTTTATCAATAAAAGTATTTAATCCCTCAAGCATTATCTCGATTGATTTGTCAACTTTAAATAGGTGTTCCTCTTCTACAAGTTCCCCTGTCTTATAAGTAGGCTCTTGCCTTTCATAAAACCCTTTAGCTATGGTAGACGTCTTTGGTATACTATTTATACCAGCAAAGCCTAGGTTGCGATGTGAGGCGGGTTTATCGCCGGCGTAGACTTTCGCAGTATTGCTGCTACGTCGTCCTCCGGTCGTTTTCCTGCCATCTGTCCGGACAGGTTTGTAGACATGTCCTTTGGCGCCGCGGGTTAACCGGGGCTCATCCATGTTTCCGGGCGGGACAGCCAAGAGGGTTGAGTCTTCGCCACCACCACTATCGCCGCCGGCATCAGATGCTGGCATTTCTTCTGGTCCGCCGGCGTCTAAATCTAAGTCGCCGCCTAAGTCGCCACCTAAGTCACCACCTAAATCGCCCCTAGATCACCTCCTAAGTCACCACCGCCCATGCCGGCTCCCTCGGCTGCTGCAGCTTCAGCAACCTGCTGTAGGGCTGCATCGTGTTTGCGGTCGTAATACATTTCGCGCTGGTTGCGTATAAACTCCTCGTGTGACATACCGAAAATGTTTTCAGTTACCCAGCGACGAGAGAAGAAACCTTCTGTAGCTGATCCTGCGATGTCGAACTTGCTCTTCCAAAACTCAAGCTCTTGAAGCTCTGCTATTTTAGAAGGATTGTTAAGGGTGAGACTAAAGCTTAAAAGATCGTCGCCGCGGAACCCAAGGGTGTAAAGATGAATAATACCAATCTTAGTTAGCTCGGCAACAATAACTCGCTGCAGTCTCTGAATGGTTCTTGCGAACCTAATGTCTTTTTGTGCTAGGGTATCCTTGTCCTCTTGGGCACCTTCTCCCATTGCTAGATAAGACTGTGGCACTTTAAGGGCAGCAAATAACTTCTCTCGGAGATATTTAATGTCGTCAATCGCAGTAATGTTCTGTGCGCCGGCGAGACTGGAGATCTCTGTTGCTGACCCGGGTCGAATTGGAATGAAATAGTCTTCCTCGATACTCATTGGATTATAACGTAAGTCGACGCGTCCAGTATCTGCATCCATAACTTGATGACGTTTCAGATTTGTAACAATCTTCTCCATGTATTGTTCCACCTCATTCGGCGGAACGGCGCCAACGTCAATCTTAAAAACGCGGCGTTCAGATGAACGGATAACACGGTACGCCATCATAGCGTCCTCCATCAGAGTTAGCTGACGGAAGATGCGGCGGGCTGGTTCGAGGATAGAAGTGCCGTACGGTGCATACTTATCATTTCCTAAAACACGGAAATGTGCAACTTGCCAGTTCTCAAATGTTACTCCACCTGAGTTCCACTGGTACTGTATGTAATTTGGGTTTGTTGAATCCATTCCCTCTAATCTCTCGATCTCGGGAGTTGGCAGTGCGATCACTGATTGAACCCCGAATTTATCATCGATGTCCAAGAACAAAAAGAAGTCGCCGTACTTGCACATTGTACGAGCCCAGCCAAATAGGTTATACTTGACATTCAACACATTATCAAACAAAACACGAAGGACTGCTTCTATCTCTTCATTAGCACATTTGACGTTAAGCATTGGACGCAACTCTGAATAAGTTGTCATCTCATCTGCGTAAATGTCCATAGACGAAGCTATCTCTGGTGAGTATTCCATCTGGTCAAAGTCAATATAGCGTTCGGCTCTGCGTTGGTTCGAGATTGCATTTACGGCTATGTTATCTAAGGGACTATACAAAGTCTTTTTAAACTGTTGTCCTGAAATAGATTTAAACCGGGAGGAATATTTATCTAAATGTTGCCGGCGTATCCGACGACCCGATTGCGACCTGTAGCTGACGATGGGCCCAGAGAACAGTCGTGTCAGAGCTTTAAAAAGTTCTGATTGATTATTCGCTGGGTTATTGTGATTTTTTCTTCGTGCCATTTACTTTCTCACTTAATGATCCATTTAAATTGATTATAGAGATTATCTGCATCTCTCATTTTTTTATCTAGGGCGTTATCAGCCTTATAACCATGTTGTCCGCTAATTTGTGTGTTCATAGTTGTTCTTGTAGTTTTAATCGCATTAACAAAAGCTTTCTGATAGTCCATGTCTCGGGTACTAACTTGGATCGCGTTATCGCGTACCCAGCATGCTATAGCTAGGGACATGATTAAGTCATCATGATAACCCTTCATTGCTTGCGGCTTGCCATTTTTCCAAATAAAAGTTTTCATCTCAACCACAGTTCGTTTAGAATACACCTTAATTAGTTTGTTTCTAACGAACTCTTCCAACTTTGCTACAATCAGAGGACGAGTCTTCGATGTTGTGGTAAAGCCGGGGACAGCGGAGTTCATTGATTCTGCCTGATATTGTTCAATGTATTCATGTGTAGATTTTATTGAATGGTATAAGTTAGGATAACCGAATTCTAGCAACTTGTCAAGTACTGTATAACCAATATTATTATTTTCTACAACCAGCATGGCGTTGCCAAACTCTTTTCCGACCTCATTTAAAAGGTTTGCGTATAAGTCTGGGGAGATTTTTCCTTGGTATTCTCCAATGAATTCCATAGTTTCCAGCTTTAGTAGCTGAAAGGTGGAGAAGTCGGCGCTGTCGCCGCGTGATACATCAACCGCTATTAAATAATTACAGGAGGGATCATACTCTTCCCAAAGCCAAAAGTTACGATCGAAGCCGGTCTTGTAGATGGGGTCTTTTGTGTTTGCGTTTAACCAGTCCATGGATTTGGCGCCGATGACAGTTTCTCCCGACGAATTAAAGTTACACTCTAACTCTTGTGCGATTTGGCGCTGAGACATGTTTCTGGTCTCTTTTTCAAACCATGACTGATCGCGATCCGGATGCACATCCCATTTTAGAGTGGTGAGCCGGAAGTTATTTGCGCCGGATTCTGCATCCACACATGTTTTATGAAACCAGTTACCTATCCCGTTCGGGGTAGACAGAGCGATGCATCGACCACCAGTACTCAACGTTGGATAGAGACCAGTCCATAACTCATCTAATCCGTCAACGTGGGCAGCCTCATCAATAACAAGAAGGGATAGAGCTTCGGAACGACCTGCGTCTCCCGACGTTGAGGTTGCTTTAATAAAAGACCCATTTGACAGTTCAAATGAGTTTCGGTTGTCTACTTGAATTGTTGCAATCTTCAGCCAGTCTGGTAGGCTTTTTATAATTCCTTTGACTTTTTTGACTAAGTTGCCGGCGGTGGCAAACTTTGTTGCCATAACAAGAATAGCTTTATCTCGGTGGAAAAGCATCATCCATGTTACATAGCCAGCAGTGATTGTTGAAATACCAAGCTGGCGAGCTTTTAGAATAACATTAAACCGATAATCACTAAAATCTCGCAGTAGGTCATCTTGGAAATCAAATGTGTCAAAAAGTATATTCCCTTTATCTGGGTGCGAGATCCTAGCATACGTTTTTAAAAAATAAGATGGATCCTTGCCGGATTTTATAATTTCTTGTATCTGCTGCTTTTTGTCTAGCTTGAAACTCATTCATCTTCTTCGAATTCTACTTCTATTGAGTCAGACATTTCATCGTCCGGTGAGTTTACAGTTGTAGACAAGTCCGCTCCTGCTGCGACAGCTAAATCGTGAATAGCTGCCATGGCTCTTGTAGCCAAGCCCTCTACGTCTTCAGATTGAGAGTCCATTCCGTCCATGTGATCGTGATGCATCATTGGATCCATTCCCATCTCTTCTCCGCACTCACTCATTGAAATCTCTTCCATAATAATCTGTCTTAATCTTTCTGTGGTGATTTTCATGATTTTGCCTCCGAATCTTTTGGTCGTTCATCGTTCGGGGTTTTGTCGCCCCAGCCACCTTGACCCAAAAAGGATTCCCATGACTTTTCAACTTGTGG